GACTTTGCCGCAGTAGCCAATAACGGTAGTGACAACGATACTTACATTGACATGGGTATCACTGGCAGTGGCTACTCACAAAGTGCCTATAGTTTATACGGTGCCAACGACGGTTACTTAATTGTTGCTGGTAACACAACAACAGGTGGTGGTAACTTAATCCTTAACACTTACAATGCAAACGACATCATCTTTGCTACAGGCGGAACAACTAAACAGTTTGAAGTTGCTCGTATTACTAGCGGTAACGTTTTAGTAGTTAAATCTACCAACAATGCAGTACCAGCAGCCAATACAGGTGCATTCCAGGTATGGGGCGGCGGAAGTGTTACTGGCAACGTTTACATTGGCGGTGCACACACTATCAACGGAAGCCAAGGTGCTGGTAACGACGTATTGATTAGAGGTAAAAATGATGCTACATTAATTTGGGCACGTCCAAATGCCACATACGACTCTGTTATCATTGGTAACTCAGCAACAGCCGCTAATACTGTAGTTGGTGCTAAAGTAGTTATTAACTCAACAGACTCTATCTTATTACCGGTTGGTACAAACAGTCAGCGCCCGAGTAGTTCCGGTGGCACAGACGTACAAGGTATGTTCCGTTATAGTAAAACAGCTAACGGTGTTGAGTGGTATACAGGTTCTGCTTGGGTAGCGGCAACAACATCCTTTACAGTTATTGCTGACCAACAGTTTACAGGAACAGGTAGTCAAACATCATTCCCATTAACTACAATCACTACAGGACAGACAACTGCAAGTTGTATTGTTAGTATCAACGGTGTGGTACAGATCCCAACACTAGCATACTCAATATCTGGAACATTCACTGGAACTGGTAGTCAAAGTATTTTATTTACTGAACCTCCGGCATCGACTGACGTTATTGACGTTCGTTGTTTAACAACTACAGCAACCGTTACACAGATTTCTAGTACAAACGGTTACATGCAGTTCTTGGTTGACAACAATGGTGCGTATGTAACAACAGGTGCAGGTTCTCCTACAGTAACAACAACATTCTTACCAAACGGTGCTCAGCTTAATACAACACCAAACGTAGTAGTAACAACTGGTAATACTATTGTTGATAGTTTCTTTGCTAACACATATAGTTCTGCAGAGTATACAGTAACTGGAACATTAAGTGGTACAAACATTAAAGAAATAACTAAGATTTTAGTCGTAACAGACGGAACCAACGTATACCGCACAGTATATGGTGTAACCACAACAACTGGTAACACACTAACAAGTTGGAGTGCAAACGTTTATAACAATAGCGCAACACTTTGGGCAACCCCAAATAATGCAAACATGATTTATCGTGTTTGCACAAATTATCAAGCAGTATAATAGCCAACAGGGAGATATGGAACTATGGCAAATAGCAACTTTGTAGTACATAATGGACTTACAGTAGGTCCGTTAACAATTGATGCCGCAACCGGCAACATGACAACATCGGGTACGATTAATACAACCGGCCCAATTTTAAGCACCAGCACAACACCTTCAGTATTCCAAGCGAATATTGTTGCAAATGCTGGCACAGCAAGTACAAGCGTAACCACTGGTGCTTTGGTAGTCAGCGGCGGCGCTGGTATTAGTGGAGACATTTATGTAGGTGGTAACGTTTATGCTAACAGTATTGTTACAGTATCCACAACACAGTTAAGTGTTCAATCACCATTAGTTTACTTAACAGCAACACCAGCATACCCATACAACTATGACATTGGTATGTACAGTCACTTCATTGGCGGACCAGCTAACGTTTACTCACATACTGGTTTTGTTCGTAACCAATCAAACGCACAGTGGGGATTATTTAGTAACGTAAAATCTGAACCAAGCGGAACAGTTAACTGGGCAGATGCTGGCCTAATCTGGGACACATTTAAAGCTGGTGCAATATTACTAGCTAATACAACAACAAGTACAAGTACAACAACCGGAGCACTACAAGTAGCTGGCGGCGTTGGTATTGCGGGTAACGTTGTAGTTGGTAGCGGCGCATATTTTGCAAACGGCGCATCAATTAGTAAGCAAGTTAGTACAATATCTGGTGCTACCCCAGGGGGCGGTGTTAAGATTGGTGACCAATGGTATGATAGTTCATCAGACACACTATACCAATATATAAACGATGGTACAACCAACGGTATGTGGGTTGACATTACTAGCGTTCCATATAACTATCAAGCAAACGTGGCAATCGCAGGCGGTACATTAAGTATCACTGGTAACGGTAGCGTTGGTAACTTAACAGTTAGTGGTAAACTAAGTGCTACAGCAACTTCAGCACAGTACGCTGACTTGGCTGAGTTATATGCAACAGATACAAATTATGATCCGGGTGTTGTGGTAATATTTGGCGGCGATGCTGAGATTACACAATCAACAACCGATCACGATCCGCGTGTAGCTGGTGTTATTTCTACTAACCCAGCATATCTAATGAATACACAATGGCCTATTGGTACATACCATCCAGTAGCGTTGACAGGACGTGTTCCGTGTCAAGTTCAGGGTCCGGTAACAAAAGGTCAGGTATTAGTAACAGGTACAGAGCCAGGAACAGCAATGGCATTGGATCCTACTAAGTTTCAACCAGGTGTAGTTATTGGTAAGAGCTTAGAAAACATAACAGATAACAGCGTTCAAACGATTGAAGTTGCTGTAGGGAGATTTTAATCATGGCATTTCCATCAAGTCCAACCAACGGTCAAGTAGCAACAGTAAACAATATTACATACACTTATACAAGTGCAACAAACTCTTGGAAGCGTAACGGTATTTTATCTGGCTCTGACTTACAAATTAACAGTTTAATTCTTAATGCCACTACAGCGGCAACATCAACTACTAGTGGAGCACTACAAGTTAGAGGTGGTGCTGGTTTTGGCGGTAACGTTTATATTGGTAGTACCTTATTTGGTACAGCAACTTCTGCAAAATATGCCGACTTAGCTGAAAACTATCAAGGTGACAAGCCATATGCTCCAGGCACAGTAGTTATGTTTGGCGGCGTTGCAGAGATTACCCTAGCCGATGCTGATTCAACAGCAGTAGCTGGTGTTATTAGTACTAACCCAGCACACCTAATGAATGGTGCATTAAGTGGTCCTAGCGTGGCTCCTGTAGCATTTACTGGTCGTGTACCGTGTAATGTTATTGGTCCAGTTAAAAAGGGCGATTTAATGGTATCAGCAGGCTTTGGTTTTGCTAAAGTTAACAACACACCAGCAGTGGGTACAGTTATTGGTAAAGCATTACAAGACTATCCAGTAAATGGTAAAGGTGTTATTGAAGTGGTAGTAGGTCGCTTCTAAACAACACTAACGAATAAACAAAGGGCCTAATGGCCCTTTTGTTTTGACTACTCAGGCGATAAATACACAAACAACACGGAATTTTAAATGGCATTAACTCGTCCCTTATATAATAATCTAAACACTACAGTAGAAGTGTTTCAAGACCCGATAACGGTCTTGCACGGGGGATCAACAACCGCTAACGTAGACGTCGGTTTCTTGATGAATCGCGCCAACGGTCTTGTTAGTAACGTAGCATTATATTGGAATGAATCTGGTAATACTTTTGTAACAGCATTTACAAGTAACACCGGTAATACAGATACAAACATTGCAGTAACTAGCTATGCCAATATAACCACAGGTAGTCATACAGTCTATGGTCCAATTCTTCCTGCTGCCAATATCACATACGATATTGGTGGGCCAACACAGCGTTTCCGCAGTTTATATCTAAGCGGTAATACCATTGATTTATCTGGTGCTGTAATCAAGTCGGATCCTACTACTGGTGCAGTTGCAATCGTACCAACCCCAACTACATTAAATCCAAACCCAACCGGTATTGTCATCAGTCATACTGGTGCGATTTCTACTGTTACAACTACTGCTGGTGTAATAGCAACAAACGCACTTTCTACAGCATCAAATACAGCAACAGTTTCGAGTACCAGTACTTTTGCCAATGCTAACATTGCTGGCAATCTAACAGTTGGCGGTAACTTAACAGTAGCCGGAACAGTAACATTTACAAATAGCGTAGTTAATACCAGTACAGAAACAATCAGCGGCATTGAAGTGGTAGCGGGCAACTTGGTTGCTAATTCAGGGACCGCTAGTACTGGTATTACCACTGGTGCGCTAGTAGTACAGGGCGGTGCAGGTATTTCTGGCAACGTATTTGTTGGAAATATTACAGCACAAAATGCCTTTATTGATCGCGGGGCAGATGTACTGGACTGGAACACGCTAACCACTATGGGTGTTTATTTGGTAAATAGAAGTAGCTGGACAGGAACCACAAATACTCCGACAAATTCGCAGTATTTTACAGGACAATTACAAGTTGTGAATACTTCAAATGTAAGTATAGCACAATATTATAGACCGTATAACTCTACCCTAAGCGGAGATGTATATTGGACAAGAAGTAAACATAGCTCGAGTGCATGGAGTACTTGGGTAGAAGTGATTAATGGCTCAGAAGTAATGGATGGCGGCAGTTTTTAAAGGAATTAAAAAGTGGCAAATACAATATTATTAAAACGATCGGGCACAGCGGCTAAAGTACCGTTAACCGCGAACCTAACCATTGGTGAGTTGAGTATCAATTATACCGACGGTCGTTTGTACACCACTAACGGTTCCAATATTATTGATCTAACACAAAATGATAAGATTACTTTATCTGGTGATGCTACAGGTACAAGTACAAATCCATCGGCTGGTTCTGGCTACAGTAACTTAGCTGTAACATTATCATCAACGGGTGTTGTTGCTGGCAATTATGGTAGTGCAACAAGTATTCCTACTATTGTTGTTGATGCCAAGGGTCGTATCTCCAGCATTACAACAAACGCAGTTAGTACAACAATCAGCTTGTCATCTGGATCTGGTTCTGGATCAGTATCTGGTGGCGGAACACTAACAGTATCTGGTGGCACTGGTATTACAACTAGTGTAACAGGTTCTACATATACAATTACTAATAGCGGTGTAACCGCCCTTGCTGGGACAGCAGGCCAAATTACTGCTAGTGGTAGCACCGGGTCAATAACACTAAGTTTACCGAGCACACTTAATCTAAGTACAGTTCAAGCGGCAACCATTGGTAACTCTGGTGCAACCCTTACTGGTACATTGAGTACAGCAAGTCAGCCAAATGTAACAACATTAGCTGGTGTAACAAGTTTAGGTACTGCCGCAGTAACTACTACTGCCGCAGGTAACTTCGTTGTTGCTGGTAACTTGACAGTCAGCGGTACATACGAATATGTAAACAGCACAGTTACCACACACGAAGATCCAATTTTAGAATTAAACACAGGTGTCAATGGTGCTCCTTTAACCGGAACAGCATTTGACTCAGGTTTAAGAACACACTACTGGACAGGTCTAGCAGACGCAAGTGCATTCTTTGGTAGAACAGCCGCCGCAGGCAATTTTGAATATTATGCATTGGTTAGCGGAGAATCTGGTAACGTAATCTCTGGCACCTACGGTACAATTAAATCTGGTGCAGTAATTGTAGCAAATAGTACTGCTAGCTCAAGCACAACAACTGGCGCATTACAAGTTTCTGGCGGCGCCGGCATTGCTGGAGCAGTTTATGCTGGTTCATTATATGATAATGGTAATAGAGCTATTACCGTTGCAACAAGTTTAAGTAACTCTGGTGGTGATGTTGCTGTTAGTGGTGCGTATAACGCACTATCATTGACTCTAAACACCGTAAACACAAACACTGGCGCATTTGGTAATGCCACATACGCACCAACGTTTACTGTCAATGGTAAAGGTTTAGTAACCGCTGCCGGAACAACATTAGTAACACCTGCGTGGGGAAGTATTACTGGTACACCAACTACACTAACAGGGTACGGAATTACAGATGCATTGAGTACAAGTGCCACAATTGATGGTGGCACTTACTAAGGAATTTTTATTCCTGTAGGATTTAGTTTTTACTAAATTATAGTATAACCTTATTAGGTAGAGAATGGCGCAACCAATTTTATTAAAGCGCAGTTCGGTTGCTGGTAAAGCACCGACAACTGCCAACTTACAGTACGGCGAATTATCCATCAACTATACTGATGGTGCTCTCTACTATCTAACTTCTAACAACACCGTTGGATCGTTCTTAGCCAATGGTACTTCATATTCAGCAAATGTATTTACGGCCAATACCGCTACTCTAGGCGGCGTGTACCTACAAGGTCCATTCCGTGACACAACCGGTAACGTTGGTAATAATGGACAAGTACTAGTATCAACAGGATCCGGTACACAATGGATTACAAAAAATACTGGCGCATTATCAGCACTTAGTGATGTTAATATCACTAGTCCAGCAATACAACAAGTTTTAACATACAATGGTAGTCAATGGGTTAACGCCGCATCGACTGCTACCGTTGCGTCTGCAGTATTTGCGTCAAGTCAATACGATATGGGTGCAGTCAATGATGCAGTAGTTACAGTAAGTGAAGACGAAGGAACAGTTACAAGCGTAGCCTCTACAATTTACGACTTAGGGGTTATGAGCTTTACAGGTATTATTTCGTTAAACAACATCGACCAATCAATCAAATCAGATTATTTGGGCTACTCAATTATTTTTGGATTCTAAGGAAAAGAAATGGCACGTCAACTAATAGAAAAGTATATTTTTACACCAGGTTTACCAGGCGCAGGTACATTGTTAATCCCTGGCAAAGTAGATTTAACACAGGTTTTGATTATTGCAAATAAAACCAATCAAGTTAATATGTATGCCATCGGAGATCCTACAAAAAATGGCACGGCTGTTTACTATCCTAGCGACACAACGTTTGCTCCACAGCCCAGTGGATATGGCTATTCTATGCCAGCAACTACCTCGGAGCAAGTAGGAACCACATTAATCACCTTTGCCGCAGATACTAGTAGCTATCTAAGCTCAGATAAGATTGCAGTTTACACAGATGCTCCAAAACAACAAGGTAATATTGTCCGTCCTTATGCATTTGGCGTTGATGCGATTGAACGTCAGCGTGTTGCCGAACCACAGTCATTGATTGACGCTGACTTTGAATACGGATTACAACCGACTAAATGGCTAAACTATTCTGACATCAGAAACTTGCCAGCTATTTTTGAAAAGCCAGGTCTTGACCTGTTTATGACAAACATTGTGTCAGATGGCGGTAACCCAAGTATTATGACAGTTACCTGTAGTCAAGCACACGGACTATCGGTTGGTAGTCCAGTTATTGTGTTTGGTCTTGCTAACGCCAGTAACTATGCACGTGCTGAAGGTTCGTTTGTTGTACAAACTGTTACTTCAACTACATTCACTTATTATGCTAAAGGTATTGTAGGAACAGCAGGACTAAGTGTTTACCAAGGTAGCTCATATGCACGTAAAGGCGGATTCTATGCAGGATCTTTGATTCCTACTGCTAACATTTACAGCGATGGTGGTAATCCAAGTAAGATTACAGTTATCTGTAATGCTAATCATGGTATGCTTCCTGGAACTCCATTGATTAGTACTGTAAACTCTGCTGGTACAAACCATAACTTAGTTGGCGGTAACTTTTATGCCGAATCGGTTACTAGTCCAACACAGTTTACATTTACAGCACAGGTAGGTGGCGCAGTTTCTAACTCTGCAATTTCTGCAAACGTACACGTTCGATCAGATGCGTATGTACAGCACAGACCGTTTGACGGTGGCGTTAACTTGGGTACATTTAATTCTTCACATGGTGCAAGTATTAGTCGTCAGACTAAAAAATATATGCGTTACCAGTCCGGTAAAGGTATCCTATGGACATCGGGTGTATTGTTTAACCCAGTTCTTAACCTAGACCAAATTAGTTCAACAGCTACCGCAGTTGGATCTACTATTACTGTAGTAACAGAAGTTGACCATGGTTTACAAGCAGGTGCTACAATTGTTATTGCTGGTGTTACCACCGCCGGCTACAACGGAACATATGGTGTTGCCAGCATTGTAAACGAAAATACATTTACCGTTTTAGCTACTAATATATTAGGTTCAGCAACAGCAGTACTCACAAACTTACCACGTGTCACTGTGATCAAGTGGCACGGCGCTACTACACGCTGTGGAACATTTGATGAACAAAACGGCCTGTTCTGGGAGTTTGATGGGCAGGAGCTTGCTGTAGTAAAACGTGCAAGTACTTTCCAAACTTCGGGATTCGTTAGTGTTACTCCGGGTAGTCAAACGGTAACAGGAACAAGTACACGTTTCACCCAACAATTAAAAGTTGGCGACAATGTGATCATTCGTGGTCAAACATACAAGATCAATGCTATTGCAAGTGACACATCAATGACAGTTAACCCGCCGTATCGTGGAGTTAATGCATCTACTTTGATTAAAATGAGTTTGACCATTGACTATCGTATTCCACAAAAACAGTTTAATATTGACCGTATTGATGGTACAGGTATTAGTGGATATAATCTAAACATTAACAAGATGCAGATGATGGGTATCAGTTGGTCTTGGTATGGTGCTGGCTTTATTGACTTTATGTGTCGCGGTGGTGATGGTAATATGATACTTGTACATCGTATGCCAATGAACAACATTAATGATAATGCGTATATGCGTTCTGGTAACATGGTTGCACGTTATCAAGCTATTAATCAAAGTGTTATTGATCGACTAGCAGCCAACGTTGCTGTTGGTGATACTACAATATCGGTTGTTGACGTAAGTCGTTTTCCAAATACTGGCGGTGTAGTATATATTGACAACGAACTTATTGCCTATACAGCAACTAGTTTAACAAGCAATACTTTATTGAATTGTACTCGTAGTGCTGGCCTAACATACTTCATTGGTGGTAGCACAAGAACATTTACCGCAGGGTCAGCAGCCGCACACTATGTAGGCAATGGATTTAATGCAGTGACTCTAGTAAGCTGTACCACCAGCCCGGTCGTTAACCACTGGGGCTCCAGTTATATTATGGACGGTAAGTTTGATTCAGACCGCGGCTACTACTTTAACTACCAATCCTCAGTTACAAATCTACCAGCAGGTAATACAGTAACAGCGTTCTTTTTACGTTTAGCTCCTAGTGTAAGTAACTCAATTGCTGGACAGTTTGGTGATAGAGATTTGATTAACCGCGCCCAGTTATTGTTAACAAGTTTACAGATTCAGTCTGACCAGTCGGTTACTGTACAGGGTATTTTAAATCCTAGTAACATTGATGCAAGTACACTAACATGGACCAACGTTAATACTGTAGGCCTAGGATCGCAACCAAGTTTTGCACAAATATCAACAAGTACGTCTACTACAGCACAGCCCGGAGAACAGATTTTTGGTACATTGGGACAACCGGGTGGTTTTGCATCGATTGACTTGAACAACTTAAAAGAGATTGGTAATGGTGCAATCGGTGGATTTAGTAACTTCCCGGATGGCCCGGACGTACTAGCGGTAATCGTTAAAAATAATAGTTCAACAACAGCGGCTAATCCAATTATTAACCTGTTCTGGACAGAAGCGCAAGCGTAATAAATATAGAATAGAGAGAATAATATGTCATCACAAGTACAGTTTAGACGAGGAACAGCAACGCAAAATAACGCTTTTACAGGTGCTATTGGCGAGATTACCTACGATACTGATAATAAAACTCTACGTCTACATGATGGTACTACAGCAGGTGGTGGCGCAACAGTATTAACTACCGGTGCTACACAAACAGTATTGAATAAAACATTTAGTACAGGTTCTGTCTGGAACGGTGGCGCTATCCCGTTAGGTTATGGCGGTACTGGTAGTGCATTAACAGCGGCAGCCGGTGCAGTTCCTTACTCTACATCTAGTGGCATGGGTTTGAGTTTGCCTGGCACATCTGGACAAATTTTAACATCAGGCGGTACCGGTGCACCAAGTTGGGTCAGTGCCAGTACATTAACAGTTGGTACTGCTGGTACAGCAACCACGGCGCAAAACATTGCTGGCGGCTCAGCCGGACAGTTGATGATTCAGCAGGACGTTGGCCTAACAACATTTATTACAGCTGGTGATCCTGGTACGTTCTTAAAATCCCAAGGTGCAGGATATGCTCCAACTTGGTCCGCAGGTGCTGTTACTTATGGTAATACTACTGTATCATTGGGCGGTAATAGTGCTGGTGTTTTAAATGGCATCACTACATTAAACTTAGACTTACAGTTTGTTCCACTACCGGCTGGTAATACATATCAGCGTCCAGGTGGTAATGCAAGTATTATTAGTACACCTCGACTTGGTATGGTTCGTTATAACACAACCACAAGCCAGTACGAAGGTTATGGCGCTGGTAATGCCTGGTCAAGTTTGGGTGGTGTTACATCTGTAGACAAGTATGCATATATTACAGCAGAAGCTTATGCAGGCGCCGCCGATGACGTATTACGTTTTTACGCAGGCGACTCTGGTGCAAGCACACAAGTAATGTATGCTAGTTCAAGCAACGTTAATATTTTAAGTAACCTAGTAGTTTCAAATGCGACAATTGCCAATCGTTCAAATGTGGCAGTAGCCACAGCAGGTTTAGCAACATTAATTGATGCTTTTGTTTCAACGACATATCGTAGTGCCAAATATTTGATTCAAGCAAGTATTGGCGGATCATATCAAACAATGGAAGTAATTTTAGTACAAGACGGTACTACTCCAACTTTGGCAACTTATGGTGTAGTTAGAACTGGTGCCAACTTGGGAACAGTAACAACAACAATATCAGGTAGCTCAGTTCAGTTAAACTTTGTAGCGGTAAATGCAAATACTAACGTTCGGGTACAAAAAACTTATATGGTGATATAATGCAAAAAATAAAACAACTTTATCGCAGTTCATATGCAGGCGAAAATATCATCACACAGTTAACATATCAAAACGGAGAATGGAATCCTGAAACAGAAATGGTTCCTAATCAAGTTTTTAATACATACACTACTACACAAGCATTGGCAATCGGCAATGGTGAAAGTCGTTTACAGTTTAACTTAGAAAATATTGCTAACCACAAAGGCGGTTTATTTGGTACAAATAGATTACAAACATATGGATGCAATGCATTATATAGAGATTTTACTCCAGATTTTCTAGTTGCAGTGGGCGATGATATTGTTAAAGAAATTGCTCAGTCAAACTATGTAAACAATAATATTGTTTATACAAACGGTCAACATATTTTAGAATATCCGGGCAAGTTTTATCTTGTACCACAAAATCCAAGTTTTGACGCAGGCGCATTAGCAGTTTATTTGGCCTGCTTTGACGGACATAAAAAAATATTCTTAATGGGGTTTGATGGATACGACGAAACTAGCCCTATCAATAATGTTTATAAAGGCACCAATGGATATCCAGTTGAAGATGAACTGCAAAATGAAACTTTTTGGAACTTGTCTCTAAACACAGTTATCAATACCTATCCGGACGTAGAGTTTATCAGTGTTATGCCTACAGCACAATGGTACCTTGACAGTATGTTTGATAGTAAACCAAACTTCCGTCAAATTGACTATAGAGATTTTGTGTCAGACGCCGACATTGGTTAATTTAATATAGACTCTAAAGTCTTTATCTTACGTTTAACAATATCAAAGTTAAAACTACGCCATAGTCCAGGATGCAATGGCTTTGGATGGTCATCTAATGTAACCCAGCAATAACCACGATGTTCATCATTAAGCTGAGGAACAAATTCATCGTCAACACTAACTAAGAACGTATAGTAAGCAAATTTACGATTATCTGCGGTGAATGTTTCTAAAGGTATAAACTTTTTCTTACTGTAGTCAACACCAATCTCTTCGCGTATTTCTCGTACAAGGCCTTGAATAACAGTTTCGCCTATTTCAATTTTGCCGCCAACAATGCCCCAAGAACCTGAGTGTTTAGTTTTGTTACGTAATAAGAAAAGATATCGATTAGTTGACTTGGCGTAAACTAGTGCGCCACATCCTTCTGTATGAGCATTGGCCATTATAACACTAAACTCCACTCGCCAGCAGGATATTCGCCTTCGTAAGATTTAACCCAGTTGTTGCCGGTCCATCGATATTGTACCATAGTTGTAGCATTTGTAACATATTGTACACTTGGATTATCCTGGCTGTCAAATGACACAGTCCAATAACTTCCGTTCCATTCAATGATATCGTTTGCATTAGCAACTAAGTTAGTACCTGCAGATCCTGCCCATGCAACAGCACCAGTACTGTTTATATCACCAATTGGATTTAATATTAAATAACGAGCACCGGTTGCGGGAGATAATATGTTACTATCTACAGCAACATTTGTAGGGTCAATGATAGCTGTTACTGCGTTTAATGTATTTGCTGGTAAAGTTTCTGAAAAAGCAGTAAACAACAACTGTGTTGGATTAGTTGGGTTATAAGCAACAGTTCCTACGATCTCGTGTGGCCCGTCTGGATAATCAAATGTCAATCGCATCTGACTAATACCATTGGTTAGTTTACCATACAAACTTACTAAGTCAGCCCACGGCGTTGCAATACCGTTTTGTGCATTACCTGAGTTTTTGTATAAAGTTAATGTATTGCCTACATAAACAAGACCGTAGTTCATTGGTGTAAACCGTTGTTGACTGCTTGGCTGACTGTAAATAATATCGGGATTCAAGTCGCCGTCGGGGTTGTGCATGTTAGCAATAATCTGTGCAACCACACCCATCTTTTTAACTTTAGCGGGCAAGGTAATCCAGATTGGTAACTCAAACGTCATTGTTGCAATGTCGATGCTTTCGTCGCCACCCATTGGAACAGTACGACTAGTATAGTTTACATCGGTTAGTAGTACAGCACTTAAACTAGTCCAATCAAGATAGTTATCATTGCTCTGTATTTCCATGCTAGGATTAAACAAAGGAGTTAGCTGTTCTAAAATTTGATGTTTTTGATCAGTATTACTAGTCCATATATCCAGCTTGATGGTTATCTTATATGGTGCTGGCATTAATCGATCTACAGTGAATATACCATCTTGTGTACCAGTATATTCGTGTGCAGTTGGGTCATATGTTTGTTCACGAAAGCGTACTGTACTTTCATGATAAGGATTTTGTAAACGTTCGCGATCATACTGTAAGCCAGAAATATAAGCGGCCATTGCAGGAACTGCATTTAAAGTATTCTCACTATTTTGTTTTAGAATAGTACTAGCTTGACGACTTGGATCACCATAATATACTGGTACAGTTTGTAGCGTACGGTCGCCGTTGGCATCTTGTCCAAACTGAACTTGAAAGTTTGATACCATACGTATAAATTGTATTAGGAATCGACGTATTTGTCCGTCATAGGAATATTGAACTACTGACATTAGTTATCTGCCTTGGGTGTTAGTACCTTACTTAGACTTTGACGTTCATTCATAGTTTGTCCGTTAGCATCTACATAGGTATTAGTGTTGTTTACATAACCGCTCTTTTGTGTTTGATTATTTGTGGCACCCGGTGTTAAGTTGGTGCGTACACTATCCTCAATCTTAGACCAGCTTTTACCATTGAATCGGAATAGACGATTTGGCAAGTAGTCAAGACGTAAGAAATAATCGCCTTGCTTTGGCATAGCCGGAAATGCTACACCAGCACCAGTTACAATATTATTAGGAGCAGTACCATCTCCAGTTAAGTAACCTTCAATTTTACTAGTTGGACTAGCAACGCCTGTGTCGGCTGTATTGTTAGTATTATCCGCAGTAATAGCACCACTGTCAGCTGTAAGTGGGCTAGCTACTTGTGTACCTGCTTCGTTAGTTGCTAAAGTAAAGAAATCTTGTGTGTTAAATCCAGACTTTGGAACATCAACTTCAGCTTGAGCAATAATAGCTTCATTGATATTCATGTAAGTATCATATGTACTTAAAATCTCGCCAACTGGAGTTGTAGTACTATCACCGGCTTTGATGTTGTCTAGTATATCTTTGTACTCTTGACTATCTACTAATGGATTAAGTTTAACACGCCATAAGTGAGGCCACCAAGTTGGACTAAAACCTTCTGATGCAAAACTAGCATCTCCAACTACATAGTATCTTTTTAGTGCAGCCGGCACATCTTCATTTAAGGCATCATAATCTTTAAGGTGTTGTAGTTCTAATACGTCACCGGCGATTAGTTTACGACCAATGGTATCAACCATATCACGTAAATGAAACACCATAAAAATAGTACCAGTCTGTAGGAATAACCCAAACTGACTTAGGTCAAAGTCTTGATCGGCACGTTGATAAATGCCACGCATTTTATAAACATCATGATCATATTTACGGTCACGATTTTCTAACCATAGTAAGTCTTGTATGTTCTTTTCACTTTGGTTTAGATAGTCTGGAATAGTAGCATCAGTACTACCTGTTTGCTGAGTAGGTCCCAGATATTTATTAAGTAGTACACCTGTTCCGCCAATGGTAAACATTTCGGATATGCGTCTATCCATAAACTTATAATCGTTTGTATGTTTTCCGTCTTTCCAAAGCGATAATCTTGACATTCTAAATCCTAATATTTGTAGTATTTATCGCGACTTGCACCATAAATCCATTTAATGTATAATAGTAATATGGA